GAATTGTAGGCAATACAAGAAATACATTTTATAAATTAATTGGTGGTGGAAATTTGTTTGGACCTGAAAGATGGACATTACAAAGTTTTGTAAATGCACAGGCAGAGGATGCTAACTTTGTTGCAAAAAATTTATCTAAATTATTTTATGGTGTTGACCCTGATGGTGTAAGAATTACAGAAGGTGCATTAACACAAATAGCAGATACTTATATGCAGGCTTTGTGGAAGCCATTTATTCTTTTAAGAGCTGCTTGGACATCAAGAGTAGTAGGTGAAGAGCAATTAAGAATGTGGGCAGCAGATATGACAAGCGTATTTAATCATCCAATATCACATATCGCATGGGTATTAGGTACTCCATCTTCAGGTAAGTATGTTGGTAAAGTTGAAAATATTTTAGCAAAAATACCAGGCGTAAAAGCTAGAGGATTAGAAGATATTTTAGGTAATGAATTTTTAATGGATGTATCTTTTAAAAATGCTATGGCTAGAGGTAAATCAGTAGCTATTGGTGGACTTGCCCCTAAAAGTTCAAATATATTTACTACAGTAAAAAAAGGTAATCCAAAATATTTAGATGGTTATGTATTAGAAAATGTGCTTCTTGCTAATGATGTTTTAGTAAGAGAACTTGCTAGAACAATTAGTAATGCAAAAAGCACTTATTCTACATTTGATGAATTAGTTGATGCGGCTTATTCAGGTGTATTAAAACCACTTTTAGATGATTTTGTTGATTTAGCAGATGATGCTTCATACGTGCAAAAAGCAAGAATTACAGAAAGTAAAGAAGGCGTTAGAGCATATTTAGAATCTCTTCAAGCAAGATTACATAAACAAGCAGGTGGTACGTACGAAAAATATGTAGTTCTTCCTGATGGACAAGAAATAATATTAAGAGCAGGAGAAGCAATACCTGCAGAATATAGAAATTTAATTACAAGATTTAGAATTGTAAATGAAGGTGATAGTGAAATAATTAATTTAATAGCTAATGGTCGTGGAGAAGTAGCAGGAAAACTTATCTCATTAGAAAATGTATCTAAAGAATTTAAAGCAGAATATAACAAAGCTAGACAAGCATTAGGTTCTAAATTAAAAGAATGGGATAATACTGATTTACCATTCAACAGACCTGAATTTGTAAAAGTATCAAAAGTAGATGTAGACTCAAGTCTTTTAAGTAAATATGATGAAGTTGTATCTTCAATATTTAGAATATTTGGTTCTACACCTACAAATAAACTATCTAGGTCTCCTGCATTTAGACAGTTTTATTTTGAAAAAATGGAAAAACTTGCACCAAGTCTTACAGAGACCGCATTAAATAATCTTATAAAACAGGCTAAGAAAAATAACTTAGATAAAAAATATATACAAAGATTAGAGTCTTTAGTTTCTGATGTAGATGATGCATTTAAGATTGGTACACGTAGAGCTGATGAAGTAGCTAAAGGTTTTGCATTAGAAGAAGTTAGAAGATTACTATATGACTTAAATAAACGTTCACAATTTTCAGATGCGACAAGATTAATATTTCCTTTCGCTGAAGTTTATAAAGAAGTCTTAGGAACATGGTCAAGACTTATTGCAACAAATCCAGGTAAATTACGTAAAGCAGAACTTTTAGTAAACAAAGCACAAGAAAATGGTTTCTTTACAACAGACCCAGTAACAGGAGAGGAAGTGTTTAACTTTGCTTTTAATGAAGGATTAAGTAATAGTATTGTAGATGAAGAATCAGGTATTAGAGCAAACCTTGTTGGTTATACTTCAGGTCTTAACTTAATTGGACAAAGTGTTCTACCTGGATTTGGACCAGTAATACAGTTACCTGCTTCATATTTACCTGATACACAAAGATTTGCTTCTCTTAAAAAAGTTATATTTCCACTAGGAGAACCTGCAAATGTAGGACCTATTGAAGCTGCATTACCAACTTGGTACAAAAAAGTATTAACTCTTGGTGATGATGCAGACCCACAGTATAGAAGATTGTTTGCAAATGTTGCATCAGACATATTGAAAGCAAGAGTGTTATCAGGACAAGCTAAATTTACTACTACACAGGAACGAAGAGAAGCAGTAAAATCTGCAGAAAAAACAGCTACATTTATTACATTAATACAAGCTGCGTTAGCATTTGCTGCTCCTACAGGAGGTACAGTTAGATATTACAAACAAGTACCTGAAGAGTTTTTAACAGACGAAATACAAGAAAAACTTAAATTAGATATAAGAGACTTTCCTGCAGGAGATGATGGTGCAGTAATGTTTGGGTTTTCTGTATTTACAGATTTATATTACGACATGCTTAGAAAAAGCAAAGGTGATTCGTACGAGGCAACAAAAGAGTTTATTTCTACATTTGGATTTGAACCATTTGCTATGTTACAAAGAAAATCTAAAACAACTGTAAGAACTCCATACACAGCAGAGGGTTCAGCATATATGGCAGAAAACAAAGATGTATATGAGTTTGCACCTAATACAGCATACTATCACAATCCTGATAATCCATTAGATGAGTTTGATATTGCTTCATATTGGAAAGCATTTACTGAAGGTGATAGAGTTTCTTTAACTACAGACCAAGTTGCAGCAGAGATAATGAATGCAAAAGGTAGATTTATATACGAAGGTAATAGAAGAATGTTACTTAATGATGCTAATTACTTTGGTGTATCAGATTATGTAAGGAGACAAATACTAAAAGAAATAGAAATATATTTAATTGAGACATTACCAGGATTTAGAGAAAGTCTTGGTTTAGCAGGAACTTTAGATACAGAATCACAAGTTCGTGAACTACAAACATGGAAATTAAATTCTACACTTGCAAATTCAGATGCAGGTAAAGGATTATCAAAGTATTTCGATGCATACGAAAAAGTATTAGACTGGGGTAAGAGAAATATTAGACCTAATGTTACAATAGGTTCAGGTGATATGTTTGCTCAAAGAGAATATCTACGTAGATATGTACAAGATGTTTTATTAAGAGAACATCCTGATTTTTATCATTTATGGGTTAATATATTATCAAGACAATTAGATGAAGATATTGCTAAAACGCAAAACATCGAGTTAGGATTTTAATGGCAGAAGAAAAAAGCATTGGTACTATATTAGGCGAGCTATATCTTGAATATATAAAAACAACAAATACAGGTTCTATAAGCAGAGTAGGTGGTGCTAATATTGCAAATAGACCTATAGGGGATGAGCAAACATTTTTAATAGATTTTTTTAACAGCTTTGAACCTTCTACACCTGAAGAAAGACAAGCAAAAGCTATTGCATTAGAGCAAATTAGAAATAATAATAATCCATTTTTTGGATTAGCTAAAGATTTTAGAGATGACTTTAAGACTGCTGCAGAAATTAAAGCAGAAGAAGAAGATATAATTATAGAAGATGTAGTTGCTCCTGACCCATTAATTGCAGATTTTGTAGAGAGTGAAACTAGAGAAGAAAGAATAGAAGCTACAGAAGGTAGAAGAGTTAGATTCCCTCAAGGGTTTGAAAAACCTTTATCAGTGCAAGAAAAACAATCTCAATATATTGACCAAAAATTAGCAGAAGGTGATTTTTCAGATGAACAATTAAACCTTGTACAAACATTATTTCCAACAGATTTACCATACATTGGTCTCGGTGGAACAATAACACCAACAGAACCTGATAAATTACCTTTGTATGTAGAAGGTATGCAATATGGATTATTTAACGGTATGTCTGCAGAAGAGTTAATAAATGTACAATTAGCATTAGTAGAAGCAGAGTATTTATATCCAGGAAGTTTTGATGCAGGAGTTTTAGATTCAAGAACTATTGCAGCTATAAGTAAAGCTATGGAAGTACAAAATCTACAAGGTAGAACAAATCCAACACTTGCATCTTCTAATTCTTTAAAGTTAGCACTTAGTGGAGCAGGTCCAGGAATAGCACAAGATATTAGAAACTTCTTTATATTAGAAGTTAAAAAAGATGAACCTAGTGGTCAAGCAGATTTGGCAATAGAAGAATCTGTACAATTATTTCCTGAGTTTGCAGTTATCTATGGAGAAACTGCAGCAGAACAAATATTAGGTAGAAAAATAAGACAAGGTGAAAGAGCTCTGATAGGTTCTTATTATAATGAAGCGTTACAAGAAGCATCACAAGAAGTACAAGATATGTTAAAAGCTAGAGAGCAAGCAAGAAAAGAGGCTCAGACAACTGCATTAGAAACAGAGCAAATTAGATTACAAGCAGGATTACCTGAAGGTGTTTATTCTGTAGAAGCTCCTGAACAATTTACTGCTGCTCCAGGAGACGCAAGTTCTGCACAACAAATACAAGGACTTATAACTGCATTAGCAGGACAAAGGTTTGAAGATAGACTTACATCAATAGGAGCGTATGCTGCAGAACTAGATGAAAATGACAGAGAAGCAGAAATGAGGTCTAGGTCAAGAGCTTTTACAACAGCACTTAACTCTACCGGTTCAAGAGCATTAGGAGCGTAATGAAGTTAACTGAAGAATTAATTGAACACATTGAAGATTTAGAAGGTTTTAAATCAAAAGCATATAGAGATGAAAATAATGTATTAACTATAGGTTTTGGTCATACTAATGCAACAGGTACATTTAATTTTGATGAAGATACAGAAATAAATAGAGAAGAAGCCTTAAAAATATTACAAGATGATTTATCAGAGGCAGAAAATTTTGTAGAAAGAATGCTTGCTAATAGAAACCTATCTGTAAATAAAGAAAAAAAAGATTTTATGACTTTAGTATATTTTAATAGACCTTGGGCTTTGAGAGAAACTATGGAAATTATTGCAGAAGGTAATATGGATTTAGTTATTAAAAGTCAATTAGATTCTTATAAAGAAAATAGAGACGAAGATGTTCCTGATTGGTATGTGAATAGAATAAACAAGGAAGCAGCTTTTGTTAAAGAGTTTGATGACCCTGAAGAAACAGGAGGAAATGTTACTAAGGGTGGTAAAGAACTTCCAACAGGAGAAACAATAAACAAACAACCTGAAAGCATAACTAGATTATATAATAGAGACGGAAATCCACAATTTGTAGATACACAAATAGTAGAAGATTTATTATCAACAGGAAAGTATACCGAGCAACCTGTATCAGTAGAAGAAGGTCAAGAAGAAAAAGAAGTTAAAGATGTTATTACAGCACACATATACTCATACTTACAAAAACAAAAAGATGTTTATGCTAAAAAAAATCCTAATTCAGCAAGGGAGGTTAGATAATGCCACACATAGACCCAAATAATCCTACTTTAGGACATACAGATTTTGATTCAGATGTTACAGGTGCTGGAGTATCTACATCTAATATAGGTACATCTACAACTGAACCATCTGCAGAATTTTCTCCAGGAGAATTTGATGGACCTGAACCTGATTTAATTTACCGAGTTGGTGAACAGTTTTATGTTCTTTACGAATTACCTTTAGAAAGACTTGGAATAGATGATGAACCTCATTACATTATGTACACAGGAACTGGCGTAATTCCTGAATATGAATTTAAAGCACAATCAATATCACAAGAAGCATTAAATAAAGTTTTGTCTGTATCTTTTGATTCAGGTGGATATGAAGAGATAGAAGATAAAACAGATGTAATTAATCAGTTCTATAACAGAATACTTAGAGCTGCAGACTCAAGACCTTGGCTTTTAGAAAAAGAAACATCAGGTAAAAATGCAGGTAAATATGTACTACTTTCAATGTTTATTGAACAGTTATTTGAACCTAATGTACAAATATCAGTAGATGAATATAAAGCAGAATCAAATTACATAAATCAATTTACTCAAAGACAATTAGATTATTGGTCTGCTATTACATACGGTGATGACCCTGCAACAAATGCTGCTCTTAGAAAACTACAACAAGAGTCAGCTATAAGTGTTGCATCACTTCTTAGAACTTTTGCTCCTGAAGGATTAAGCGAAGAAGTTGTTAATTTTTTATATAATAAATCTTTGACAGGAGATTATGACCCTGCATATTTATCAGAGCAAATTAGATTTTTAGCAGCACCGGAATTTGCATCTTTGATTGACCCTGAGTTACAGGGATTAATAGGAGACGTAAAAACAGGCACAAGCCAGTTTGACCAACAAGCAAGACAAATAATAACAAAAGTTATGGGTCAAGGATTTTTAAATGATTTAGGCGAAGATGAGTTTAATACTATAGCTCAATCACTTGTAGACCCAAATGGTGCAAGAATATTAGAAGGTCAATTACAAGAATTGTGGGATGCAGAACATCCAAATAAAAAAGGTCAGAATTATGCATTAGCTTCTGCTACACCAAGAAAACTTGCAAATTCTATAACTAGTGGACTAGACGAATTCGGAGATGACCAGGCATTTTTTAATGACTTAATGGAAGCAGAGAATCAAAGAGAAATGCAAAAGATGTTACGCATGTATGGTTTACAAAAAGGAGATGAAAAAACTGTATCAGATGTACAATTATCTGTAGGTAGAAGTTTTAAACCAGGACCTATAAGGAGACTTAAAGCAAAATGATAAGTAATGAATTACTTTTAGAAAATAGTATAAGTAGAAATTTAAGATATAAAACTGATGATGAAAAAGATGTTGTATATATATTTAAAGATGGAGATTACTTAAAAGCCTTTAATGAAGAAGATTTAAGTGAGGGTTTATCAGGAGGTGGAGTAGCTATATCAAAAGATTTATTTAATGCAAGAAGCTATGGTCAAAATGATACAAGTGTTTCTACTTCAGATGTTCCAAATTATTTTAATTTATATACAAATTTACTAAATAAAACAGAAGAAATATTGTCAGATATAATAACTGAAACTTCTGACGTAGAGGAAGAGTTATTTGTACCTACATTAGAACAAGCAGGACAGCTAGTTCCATTTATGAGAAACAAAGGAAACTTACTGCAAATTTATGTAGATACATGGGCAGCAACAGGTAATGACCAATTAGCTTTACAGGCAGTCAGAGATTCTGACGAATACGAGACATACTTTCCTGGTAACTACAGGATTGACCCAAGCACAGGAGAACAGGCAGGCGTTCGTTATACAGAAGCACAATATACAGCATTAACAGATGCTTATGATAGAGCTTTTATTGAAGCCGGTCTAAACCCTGATGTATTTAGAGATGCTGAAATTTATCCTGCATTAGTTGCAGGAGACGTTGGTTCAGAAGAGTTAACATTTAGAATTAACTCTGCAAGACAAGCGTTTGTCGATAATCCATTGGCAGAAGAAGTAAGAACATATTATGCCCAAAATTTTAATATTGACATGACTGATTCTGCCTTGCTTGCTTCAGCTTTAGACCCTAGTGTAGGAGAAAATATTCTTAAGAGAAATATTGCTGTATCTCAAATTGGTGCAGAGGCATCAGCTAAAGCATTTGATATTACATTACAAGAATCAGAAAGATTATTTCAATTAGGCGTTACAGGAACAAAAGCTGCTCAATTATTTAGTCAAGCTGAAGATTTATTAGGAAGAATAGATACATTAGCTTCTGCACAAGGAAGAGAACAGTTAGGAATATCTGAATTTATACAAGCAGAAGCATTTGGAAGTTCAGCAGAAAGTCAAAGATTTAGAAATATATTAGCTCAACAAGCAACTGAAAGTGCTGTATCATTTGGTGCAAGAAGAACTCAACAAGGTGCAGTTACAGGCTTGACAGAAGGATAATTCTGCTATACTAAAATTAGTACCTGGCAGGGTCGGTACTATAAAATAGGGCTGCATTCGACAATACCACCAAGGTGTGTTGTCTGTCATTCGTAAACCCTTGCGTAAAATCCCTTTAATTACCTAGCGATTAAATCTATGGGATAAATATATGCTAGAGAAGATGGAGAAAAATAATGGAAGAAATTACACAACAAGAAAATACAGAATCTGCAGATGAATCTACAGAAGGTATTAAACAACTTAGAGAAGAATATAAAAAGCTAAAAGCTGAAAATAAACAGTTTAAAGCTGATGCTATGAATAATGCACTTGGTTCATTAGGACTAACTGCTGATAAAGGCATTGGTAAAGCTGTAACAAAACTTTATGATGGTGATGCTAATGTTGATTCAATAAAAGAGTTTGTAGCTCAAGAGTTTGGAGAAGTTAGTAGTTCTGAACAACCTAGCGAAACTCCTGTTGCAGAAAATGTTATAGAAGCTCAATCACGTGTAGAGCAGTTAAATAAAATTGGTGTAAACGCTGAACCTGTTGATATAGGTAAAGAGTTTCTCAATTTTGTAACAGATTCCAATACAAGCACAAGAGATTCTATTAATGCAAAAATGCGTATGATGGAAACTCTTAAAGAACAAAATAAATAATTTATAGGAGAAGATAAAAATGGCAAATATAAGTGGATTGAGTGCATCAGCACCAATTTATGCCCAACAAATTAATAACTTCGCTGGTGAATTGTTTAAAGTCGGTGGTCAAAGAACACCTTTGCTTTCTGCAGTTGGTGGTTTAAATGGAGGTAGAGCTATTAATTCTACATACTGGCAAGTCCAAGTAGAAGATAATGCAAAAATCTCAACTGAACCTGACAAAGGACAAGAGGGTTCTGCACCTACAGAATTTCTTGGAAGAGACAGAGCTGCATATACTTATGTAACTCAGATTTTCCACAAGGGTGTACAAATGACATATACCGCTTTGGCATCTACTGCCAATCAAAATCCACTAGACTTATCTGCGAATATTGTTAACTCTTCAGATGGAGATGGAACAACAACAGCAGCAGACAAGCTAGCATTTTTTGGTGGTAGCCCAGTGGCAGACGAATTTGCTTTCCAAATGGAAAAAGCGATGGAAAAAATAGCAAGAGAAGTTGAGTGGTTTGCATTCAATGGTTCTTTCTCAGATGGTGCAAATGTTACCCCTGGGTCAGGAACAAGAGAAATGTACGGTCTTGACACATGGATTACCATTGGCAAGAACGCTGACAACTCAGCAGCAGTAAACCCATTAGGCGGTAACTGTTTTTACAATGATACAGCAGGAGATGGTAGTGGAAGTACACAAGTAATCTCTTTCGCAACTATTTCAGGTGCGTTAAAGAGAATGTATGACAACCATGCTCCAATGAATCAACCGGTATTAGCAGTATCACCTAAGCAAGTACTTGACCTTAACAATGAACTTGTTAAAGGAACAGTAGATATTGCAGGTGCAATTATTCCTAGAGATAGAAATGTTGCAGGAGTTGATATTGATACAGTCATAACCCCATTCGGTTCAATCGGAATGATGGTTGTTGACCCTGATATATTACCTGATAATACTGCGTTCATCTTAGACTTAGCACACATAAATCCAGTATTTACCAACATCCCAGGATTTGGTACTGTATTTGTTCGTGATATAGACCAAGATGCTAATGCTAGAATTGGTAAAGCAATTTATATGGAGATGGGATTCGAGTTCGGACCTCCTTCATATCACTGTAAAATTCAAGCAGTAAGTTAAATTAATTTGAAGATTAGGGTGGAACTCCACCTCCACCCTTTTCTTCTGCTATAGTGAGGAAGATATGATTAAATCAAAACAAGCATTAATAGATATTTCAGCAGACAATAATAATTCTCTTGGTGTTCAAACAGAAGGTATGTTACTTTGTGGTGTACAATTTCCTGCAGCTATGACAGGCACGGCAATTACATTTGATTTTTCAATGGACAATTCTACATTTGTAGATGTAAAAGAAACAGATGGCACAGATGTTAGTTACTCAGTTTCAGCAGGTGATGTTTTAAGAGTTGACCCAAGTGGTTGGGCATTTGCAAGTAACGGATTTTTAAGAGTTACATCAAATGGTAATGAAGCTGCAGATAGAAAAATAATATTACATTTTAGACATAGTTAGGAGTTACTTGTGGGTATGCTCTTAATACTAAAAGAAGGAAGAAATCTTAATATAGAAAGTATTCCTGACCAACCATTAGAACCTTCATTTCCTATTGTTGACCCAAATAATAATGCAAATGATGGTTGGTTTGGTTTAGGTGCTTTTGGTCAAGCAATATTTGCTGCTGAATTAGTTGAGGAAGGTGCTGCATAATGAGTACAAATATACAAGGTTTAGTTGATAGAACTTATAGAGAATATCTTGAACCTATGGATGATTTGACATCTTATACAACATTAAATGAAGGTGCAGAATTATCTGCTTCAGATACAGTAATTACATTTGATGGCAATTTACTTACACAAGAAGAAGAAGATGCTATGGATGCAGGAACTATTATTGAATGTGAACAAGAGCTTATGCGTTGTGTTTCACTTGATACTGTTAACAATCAAGTAACAGTTGTAAGAGGTGTTAGAGGAACTACAGCCTCAACACATGCAGATGGAAGTATAATAAAAATAGCTCCACCATTTCCTAGAAAAGTAGTATTTGATGCTGTGTGTGACCAAATAAAAAATTTATATCCTACACTTTTTGCAACTGAAACAAAAAATGTTACATCTAAAACAGGTTACATAATTTTAGATGGAGCAAATGATAATTATTTAATAGCTCCTGTAAAAGCAATATCTCAACAAACAGATTTTTCTGCAGGTAGTGATGAAACTGGGGTTGTATATTCAGGTGTTGGAGTTGAATTAGTAGATTTACCTAATCCATTTACATATACAGATGCAGATGGAGTATCACAAACAGTTACATATACTAATAATGGACCTAACAAAGTCAATGCAGTGCAAGTATATAATGTGTCAGCAGGTCATACAGTGTTTATAACTTTTAAAAAAAAGTTTGTTGAGCCAACTGCTGAAGCAGATACCTTAGTTACTATAGGTTTAGAAAGTGAATATGAACCTATTATTATGGCAGGTGTTGCGGCACAACTTTTATCCGGAAGAGATATACCTACAGCAACTGCTGACTATGTAAGTGACCAATTAGCAACACAGACTTTTCCTGTAAACTCAGCTTCTTCAATTAGAAATTCTTTACTTGCATATCAAAGAGTATTAATTGAACAAGCAAGAAAAGATTTAAGAGCAAGATTTCCTGAAACAGTAACTATAAATAGTATTACTTATTAATTATGCCAAGATTAACTACTCAAGCAGAAGAGTCTAATCCTCAAAGAAAAGGTTATGATTTTCGTATAGATAATCAATTATATAGGGCTGCAATAAATACTCAACAACAACTTACAATACAATCATCTGATGTTAATGAAAGAGGAATAAATGTAAAACAAAATCCTGAAGATTTTACTTCTAACTTAGGACGTATTTATTCAAGAAATAATTTTAGTGGTGGAAGTAATTTAGATAATGCTCATAGAGCTAGTGGAACATCTGCTGATGTAAAAAGATTTTGGGATAGTGAAGGTGTAGATGTTTTTAATACAGATTTAGGAAAAGGTTACAATGTTCAATTACTAAATACAACTGAAAAAGAACACACATTATCTTCTGCAGTAAGTCACATGGCGGTTGTTGGCACAAATATTTTTGTATCTGATGATGAAACGTTGTTTATATCTACAGATGGTGGTAATACATTTTCTACACAATCAGAAAATTTAACTGCAGGATATCAAATAAAAGGATTAGCAGCACATGGTGATTTATTATACATTACTGCTAATAACGGTTCTGCAGGAGAAATTGAAGTTCTTCCTTCTGCTAATGCTACACCAGGTTCATCAACTCAAAAAATGTCAGCAGCAGTATATGATAAAATATTTTCTGTTAAAGGTAGATTTTTAGTAACTATAGGTAATGCACTACACGAATACAATGGAGAAACTACAGTAAGTTCAGCACTAGTTACTTTACCATCAGGAGAAACATTTACAGATGCAGCAGATGCAGGTCCTGTTGTTTTAGTTACTGCAACTGATGGAAGAATTTATTCTATTAAAGATAATGCAGGAACTTTTATTTTAAAAGGACAAACAGAAATTTCCGGAGAACAACCAACTTGTGTTGTTGAATCTCAGGGTATAATTTTTTATGGAACAAAAGATGTTCAGATAACTGGTAATAAAGTTATTGGAAGATTATATCGTGGTGATTTAAGAGTAGCTGATGATTTATATGTTTTAGCTAATAATCAATTAATAAAAGAATGGGATGTAGACGGTATTGATAATTCTCCAAATGCTTTGTTAACAACTCGAGATAGTGTATATACAGGAATAAAAGAATCAGGCAGTACAAGTTTTTTATGGCGATACTATTTGCCAACCGCAGGTATTGCACGATATTACAAAGCTGCAGCAGGTGGAACTATAAATAATATAAAAATAGTAGATGAAAAGTTTTTATTTACAGTAACTTCAGATGGTGTATATCAACAAACATCTAATTTTGAATCAGAGGGTTTTATTATTGCACCACCTGCTGATTTTTTTACAGCAGAAAATAAACAATTTGTTGAAGCAAGTGTAGAAGTAGAAGAACTTAATAGTGGTGAAAGCGTAGAAATGCATTTATCTAATAAATACGAATCAATAAATGATAGTAATGATAGTACATGGGATTTAGAAGTTAATACATTATCAGGTGTTGGTGAAGAATCAGTACAGTTATCAAGGGTAGCAAGATATATTGCAGTAAAAATAGTATTGAAATCTTCTAACCAAACTACAAGTCCTAAATTTAAAGCATTTCAAGTACGTGCATTAGCAAGACCTGAATTAGTAGTTGTACAAATACCCGTAAATATATCAGACAGAGTTGAAAGACCATTTAGAAAACCTGTAAAAGTAAAAAATTTAGGAGAAACAATATATCAATCTTTAAAAAAGAAAGAAGGTAATGCAGTAACATTAGAGTTGTATGACCCTGCTGAAATAATTAGAGGAGTAGTAGAAAAAATTACATATCCAATAATAAGCAATCCAAACATTGGCAGTGTAACGCAGTATGCTATACTAACTGTCAGAGGTACGAGACAAGAAACCTTTAGTCAGGTCACTTCAGGTGATATACTCGGTGGAAAAGGTTTTGCGATAATGAGATTTGGATAATAAAATAGTATATAATGGAGAGATATGGTAGCTAGAGAAACCAATTTAGTAAACGCATTTGAAACCACATTAGCTGCACAATTAGCTAGTGGAGGTTCAACAATGAATTTAGCAGATGACCCCGGTGTAGATAGTCCTGCATATTTTGTAATTGACCCTGATAATGACAGCAACAGAGAAGTTGTATTATGGTCATCAGGAACAAATCATGCTGCAGCAACAGTAACTAGAGATATAGATTCTAAACATGGCACTGACCCTACACACGCGTCAGGAACTAAAGTCAGATTAGCTGTAGTTAAACAACACATAGAAGAAGCACATGATGCTATTCAACAAGGTTTTATATTAGAAGATGGTGATGGCACAGAGGTAACAATTAACCCTTCTGTTTCATCAGGAGTTTATACAGCAAGAGAAGTTAAGTTTGTTGAAGGTGCAGGTATTGATATTAACTGGACAGATACAGACAATGGTACAGATGCAGACCCATATGATTTAACATTTACAGTTGGAGGACTAACTACATCAGAAATTGCTGCAGGTAGTTTAGTAACTGAATCAGAAACAATTACATCAAATGATAATGATACAACTATACCTACATCAGCAGCAGTTAAAAATTATGCTGATAGTGAAACAGCTACTCTTACAAATAAAACATTAGGTGCTGTTACTTTATCAGGTGCTGTAACAGGTGGCGACCAAGAAATAAATGCTGTTGTATTAAAAGACTACGCAGAAACAGATGTAGCTGTAACAAGTTCATCAGGAGTTGTATCAATAAACTTAGCTAATGGTAATACTGGGAGTATTACACTTACAGAAAATATAACAGATATTGACTTTACAAATGTGCCAAGTGCAGGTGTTTCAACGTTTACACTACAAATAACACAACACGCTTCAAGTGCTAAAACAGTTGCAATTAACGCCGTAACTGTAAATGGTGGTGGTAATGTAACTGCAAAAACAGCAGGTGGTGGTGGATATACAGTTTCAACAGGTGCTAATGCAATAGACTTAGTTACATTTTTGTTTTTAGACGCAGGTACACCATTACTTAATGCACTACAAGATTTCAGTTAGGAGTTCATTATGCCGTTAGGTGCAGCAAGATTTGGACTAGGTGGAGTTGATTTAGGTAAATTAGAATTAATACAAACTTTAAGTGCTGATAACTCATCACAAATATTAGCTTTTGATAATGTATTTAGTTCAACTTATGATGTTTATTTTATTACTTGGTCAGATTACACACCAACAAATGATGAAAATTTAATACAACTTAGATTGAAAAATAGTAGTGGAGAAGTAAGTAGTGGTTACCATAGAGCTACACAAGAAGGAAATGCAAGTGGGAGTTTTAGCGAAGTAAGGTCAACTTCATCAGACCATATTAGAATTATGGGTGGTGGAGGTAATAACACAGGCGAAAATGCAAATGGGTATATTTATGTTTATAACCCAAATGACAGCTCGCAATTTACATTTACTTCTAATCAAACTTTTTATATAGACCAAAACGCCAACCCCTCAATGATTTTTGGAAGTGGAGTATATGCAACTGCTGAAACAGTTACAGGTTTTTTACTGAAAAATATAAGTAGTGGTGGCACATTGGGTAATATAAATACTTTAGATGTATCATTATATGGAATTAAAGGTAGCTAATGGCAGGAAGTTTAGAATTTATAAAAAATGTAAATGGAAGTAGTAATGTTTCAAGTTTTGATGTAGCAAATGTTTTTTCAGATAAATATGATGTATATAAAATTGTTACAACAATAACTACTGATAGTGCTTTTTTAGAAGTTCCTATGAGATTATTAGATAGTGGAGGTAGTGAAATAAGTTCTGCTGAATATCATAATGCGTTTTTAGAACTTAGGTCATCTACAAGTTATGGAGAGGGTAGAACAACAGGTGGTACAGAAATAATTAGACCAATGCGAACAGGAAGTGGTGCAGACGCAGCAGGAAATAATATTATATATATTTATAATCCATTTGACAGTTCAAGTTTTACACATTTACATTATCAAGTGTCAGCATTCAGTACAGGCACACCGCAGCTTGGTGGTCAAAAAGCTATTTCAGTTCATAAATCAGCAGAACAAATAACAGGTTTTAAATATTTTGTAACATCAAATAATATAACAAGTCACAATGTATCAGTATATGGAGTTAAATAATGGCAGGTAGTTTAATAAAAATACAAGAAACAACAGTAAGTTCAGCAGTAAGTTCTGTAACTTTAACAGGTATTGATAGTACTTTTAATGTTTATAAAGTTGTAGGTTCAAATATAAAATCTGCTTCAGATGATAAAGATTTATTAATGAGAGTTACTGTTGGTGGAACTGCACAAACAACTTCTAATTATGATGAAGCAACAAAAAACCTTAGAAATGATACAACATTTTCTAATAGTGGTTTACCAAACTTAGATAAGTGGCAACCATTTTCTGCTTTAGGTAATGCAGCAGGGGAAAATGGAAATCTTGTTTGTTATTTATTTAACTTTAACAATGCAAGTAAATTTAGTTTTTGCACAAGAGAAAGTGTTTATAATGTTGCTGATTTAGCATTATTTGGTATGCAAGGTGGTGGTGTTTACACAGTTGCAGAAGCACATGACGGAATTAATTTTAGTTTGGAAAGTTCAACTAATTTTTCATCAGGAACAACTTTCAGTTTGTATGGTTTAAAGAAGTAATTATAAGAAATATATAGTAAGATAGGAGATATTATGGCAACAAAAGATGAACTACAAGCACAAGCGGACGCAGAGATAGAAGCTAATAAACCTATGAATAAATCTGTTAATGGTGTTGTGTCTGAATTTACAGATGAAGATTACGCACAAGCTAAAATAGATTTAGGTAATTCTAAATGGAACGACCAACAGTTTGGTTACATTGAAGCAAGAGTTCTTGCATATCCATCAATAGGTGAACAATTAGATATGCAATACTGGGATGCTGTTAATGGTACAACTACTTGGAAAGATGCAATAGCCAAAGTTAAATCAGATAATCCAAAACCTTCATAACTAATATGATATAATCCGCTTTATGGATTTTATTATTGTATTTTGTTTAGGATATTACTTCAGAAATTTAGTGTATTATCTAAAAAGAGTTGTTAATTATCAATCACAAGAGTGGGATTGGATTACATTTGAGAAAGATGATTTACCGTAATGAGTAATGGAAATGGTTTTACACAAAAAGAAATGTTGAGTTTAATATTGGAAGGGCAACAAGATATAAATAAACGTATAGATGAATTACATGAAAAAGTTAATCAAAAAATATCGAGACAAGAGTTATCAGGTTGGTTGGTTGCAATCTCAGCATTGGTGGTGTTAATCAATAACTTAATGTGAAAAAGTTATTAGCTGTTGTAGCTGCAGTATTA